CGCCACTGTAATGCTGTAACGTTAAGTGAACTGCTCAACTCAGATAATGTTCATTTTTAGCCCGCCAGGGCTAAGTGTGACTACACAATCTAGATAATATTTACAGTGCTTCGCACTTGACTATAAACACAATAAGACATTAGAAAAAGCTCGAGCGAAAGCGAAGAGCAGATGTACGCAGTACATCTTTCAATACTATAAATAACATATCATGAAGATTTTAGACATTATAACTGAAGCAAGCACTCCAACAGAATTGCCTGGTGAGTTGCAGACTCTCGTATCTAACTGGATCACTAAAAATCCAGACAAGATGAAAGGCGCAGACGCCAAGGTAATGACTCGTTACAATCCTAACATGATAACGCTGTTCAAGAAAGTTATGATTTTTGCTCCTCTTGTGCAGTTAAACTTAAACCTGTATGCGCTGGAGCAAATAGCCGCAGAACCTTTAGCAAAATTCCAAACCAGCAGTCCTGCATTTGCGGCATACACTCAAGAACAAAAAGACGCTTATATTACACAATCTAGAGAATTATACTACGGTGTATTTGCCGCTCAGACTGTGATACCTATGCTTGGCCGGTGGATAAGAGGAGGTGTTCCTGTAGTTAAAGAAATGTTTGATCTACTAGAATCTTCATTTGGCAAGTTGGGCGGCAAGTTGGGTTCTATAGTTAAAATATTTGTTGCTGTTGGCATTGAAGGATTTATATTATTCTTAGCTACACCGGCTGGTATTGCGTGGATGTCGGACAGCATATTCATGCCAATTATTCGCATGTCAGGAACTGGAGTAGCATGGACCTGGGACAAGGTATGGCCCATGATACAAAAATATACAGGCCTGCCGATAAGCGATGTCAATCCTGAAACTACTGCCGCAGTTAAACGTGATATATCTCAGAATTCATTTGGTAATATAAAACTGATGGATCCTCAACAGTTTAAACAAAATCAAGATGCCATGTGGAAACGTGTAGACAGCAATCCTAGATTTGCACCGCCTCCGCCTAACAAAAACTTAAACTATTAAATTAACGCCATTCCGCTTTTCTTTGTAATTTCAATATTGTCTTGCACAATTGCGTTCATTAACTGGATATCTTCCAGACTTAAATCAAACATTAAATTATCTATGGTCACACCGCCACGCATGTACCAGCATAATCGATACAATTGCGATTTGTAATTTTTAATACCTTCTTCTAGCCTAGTTAGATAATTTTCAATCTCACTATCGCTCATTCCAACTAGGCCTTGACGAAAAAACTTGTTTGGTCCATGGTAATTGCAATTTGATTTTCTGCACTACACTCATTACATATAGCCGCAATCTTAGGAATTTCCCAAGCAACTCTATTTGCTTCAACTTTGGCTTTGACAGCATCAAAAATATCTTTGTCACAGTTATCTAACCATTCAACAATAAATTCTCTTTGTTCAACTATTTGGTCGCCTGTATCAACACTGGCAATTTGTAAAAGTATAGCTTGATGTTGAATTGCAGTTAGCTTGGTATACAGCTCATTTACTAAAATACCTTGCTGTTGTTCGTCAGTCATTTCTGTTATTTGTTTTAATTGACGTTGCAATTGAAAATTCTGCATTTGAAATCCAGTCCATTGCTTGTAAGTCAGTGGATGAATTTTAATAGATAAATCTTTTAATACAATTTTATTGTCGTACTGGCAAGAATTATAATGCTCAACAACTGTGCCCAGTTCGATGTCATAATCATTAACAGAATTACAGGCTGTACACTGATGAGTTACTGACATGGCATTGCCTTGGGTGGCAATTCTAATGGCTGTTAATATTGGATCCATGTCTAACAAGCACAACTCCCAGCCGTCTTGTATTGTTGGGCAACAGCTTTCAATTACTTTAACAGTAGCTTCGCCTGTAAGTAGCGCATCTGGAGTTTTCATTAGTATTTCGTCCATGCCAGTCATGCCAAATACAGCAACGTTGTCAGGATCTCCATTCAGCGTTCCTGGAGCATTGTATACTCCTTTGCTGGGTAGTTTGATGTACACCTTAGGTTGTCTAAAATACTTTTTCAATGGGTTATTGGCCATTATTATCTCCAGATAAATATCATATGTAGTATTTATATACGCATTTTATACTGGAAAAATATATGGTCCAAGAAGTAACAAACGCTGAACTTAAAAAAGAATTAGAAGCCTTAAGATCACAAATGAAAAGTAATTCAGCCGGGCGAATATTTGATAGCGGAGATGAAAGTGCTATAGGGAAACTAATTAAATCAATTACCGGTGTTGCTATAGAAGGTGTTAGTGCAGTTGCAGATTTAGCAGAAAAATCCATGAGTAATACTGCTGATGCCGGTGATGCCATTAAAACTGTTACTACTATTATCAAACAACTTGGTGAACCTGGCAGACTAGCAGGCGGCGCACTTGACATGCTAGGTAATATTCTTGGTCAAACGCTGGGCAACTGGCAAAAATTCAGTACCGAAGGTTTAAACTTTGCAGGTAATGCAGTAGCGTTCCGTGCGTCAGTGATGCGCACTGGCATGAGTTTTGACGAATTTGGTGAAAGTATAGACAAAATTAAACCTGCGCTATTTCAACTAGGTATTGGTATTGCAGGAGGCCTAGAAGCGTTTGGAGAAATTTCCAAACGTATGAATCATCCAGAGATGCAGGTAGCATTAAACACCATGGGTATATTGCCCAAGGAAGCTAATGAAATTTTAGCTATGACTGTGCGTCTTGGCAGATCAAATATGGCTCAGCTGGATGAAGCTGGCAAACAAAAGTTATTAGAAAGCACATTAGGGCTAGCCAGAGAAATGGATACAATGGCTAAACTAACTGGTATTAGCCGTAGAGAACAACAAAAGAATATTGAAACTATAGAAAACGATGCACGAGTACGTGCTAGAATGTCACAGTTAATGAGTGATCCAGAAAGAAGCAAGGGCCTTGGTGATATTATATCAGCTGGTGGTGTTTTACCTCCTGAAGCACGAAAAGCACTGTCAGAAACTATTGCTGGTGCTGGTATTATGACTAGTGAAAAACTATCTGATTTAAATCTCACATACGGTAGCAAAGTGGCACAGATGTATATTAAGATTGGTCAATTGTCTGATGGCACAGCAAAAGATCAAGAAGAAGCCGCAAAATTGACTAAAGAATTAATTCCAGCCATGGTGGAAGGTCGTAGACAAATGGCGCAATTTGTTCGCCTTGGTGCAAATACTTCAGCAATGGGTATGGAAGCATATGATAAAGATGGCGCGGCCAGTAACTTTGAAAACACTGTCAGAAATGAATTTGAAAAATTAAAGAAAAATAATCCTAACATCACATTAAAAGAAGCAGAAGATGAAGCATTCCGTCGAGCAAAAGCACAGTCAGAAGGCAAGTTGATCGAAGACATGACAATTATGGTTAAAAATGCTAAGGGCGAACTGGAAAAAACAGTATTAAGAGCAAGAGATAATGAGGGAAATTATGTACGAACTGATCCTACAAAAATTGCTACACAGATGGCCACAACTGTAAAAGCCGTAGCTACCGGAGTCGGAGTAACTATCAATGAAGGCATAGCTAAATTTAACGACACCATTATTGAATTTGAAGAAAAAGGCGGCAAACTTGTACCAACAGAAGCTAGTCTAGCAATGATGAAAGCGGCCAATGGCGCGGCTGAAAAGGAAGACGAGAAGGGTAACAAACTAGCAGTTAATATTGGTACAGTGTTTGGAGAAAAAATGACAACCTGGATAGGTGCAAATACTACAGCTATGACAGAGTTACCAACTAAGATGGCGGATGCGTTTGCGGCCATATATAATGGTTTAGCACCGTTAAAACCAAGAGCACTTGGTAGCAAAGGATCTACTGGTGATTGGTTTGAAAATGGGCCTCAAGGTATTCTAATGGGCGAAGGTGGCGAAAGCGAATCAGTAGTACCTTATAGTCAGCGCGGTGCATTTATTAGAGATAACTTAGACAGTATAGGATTAGGCGGCGCAGGTATGAGCTCTATACTGAGAAATATACCAGCAATGGTCAGCAGTGGTACACAAAATGTGGAACAAGCAGTAGCGCAAATGGCTGGAGCAATGCCCGACTCTAATTTATTAGCTGAGAAACTAGATAAGATAAGTAGTATTATGGCATCTGTAGAAAGAAGTATGCGAAATGCAGAAGGCTATGCTAACGAAACAGCTAAGAACACTAGAGAAATTGGCGGCATTGTCGCTTAAGGACCACATATAATATGAGTTGGAAGAAATTTTTTACACCAGTACCTGTTGGTTCAAGCGGCCGTAGTCCAATTGGCAACAACATGTCCGGCCCTGGTATGGGTCCTGCTAAAACAAACTACTCAAGTTACTTGCCAGATGTATACAGTGGCAGTCCAAATCGTATAGATCGTTATAATCAATACGAAACAATGGATGCAGATCCTGAAGTTAATGCGGCACTTGATATTTTAGCAGAGTTTTGTACACAAAAAAACAAAGATGGTAACAATGCGGCCTTTAGTATTCAATGGCGTAGCAAAGCTACCAACGCTGAAACAAAGATTCTTAACGAATATTTGAATCAGTGGGTTAAACTACAACAATTTGATGTACGTATTTTCCGCATCTTACGCAATACATTTAAGTTTGGCGATAGTTTCTTTATTCGTGATCCTGAAACACAAAAGTGGTTTTATGTTGATCCAAGCAAAGTAGTTAAAATTATTGCCAACGAAAGCGAAGGTAAAAAGCCAGAGCAGTATGTTATTCGCGATATTAATCCTAATTTTCAAAATTTAGTTGCTACTGCTATTGCACCCAACGTAAAAGATGTAAATCGCGGTGGTACTAATACAGGAACAGCCAGCGGCGGTATGGCCGCACGTGGTATGACTGGCGCTTATCCAAATACAGGCGGCTCACGATTTGACAAACAAGAGAATGAAGTAGCAGTTAACGCTGAACACGTTATACATTTGTCATTAAGTGAAGGTTTAGATAACAATTACCCGTTTGGTAACAGCTTATTAGAAAACATCTTTAAAGTTTACAAGCAAAAAGAACTGTTAGAAGATGCTATTCTTATCTATCGTATACAACGTGCTCCAGAAAGACGCATCTTTCACATAGATGTAGGTAACATGCCCAGTCACTTGGCCATGGCGTTTGTGGAAAGAGTCAAAGACCAGATCCATCAACGTAGAATTCCTAGCCAAAATGGTGGCGGTCAGAACGTTATCGATTCAGCATACAACCCATTAAGCATCAATGAAGACTATTTCTTTCCTAAATCAGCAGACGGACGTGGTAGTGATGTTACAACATTGCCTGGCGGAACTAACTTAGGCGAGATTGACGACTTAAAATACTTTACCAACAAGCTATTCCGCGGCTTGCGTATACCAAGTAGCTATTTGCCTACTGGTGCCGACGATAGTAACAGCAGTTACAACGATGGTCGTGTAGGCACAGCATACATTCAAGAGCTACGCTTTAACAAGTATTGTGAACGCTTACAAGCGTTGATATCTAGTTCGTTTGATATTGAATTTAAACGTTACATGCACACACGTGGCGTTAATATTGATGCCACATTGTTTGATTTAAAGTTTAACGAACCTTTAAACTTTGCAAGTAGTCGTCAAGCGGCCCTGGATACAGAGCGTATCAACACATTTAATACTATTCAACAAGTGCCTTACATGAGTCATCGCTTTGCATTAAAGCGTTTCTTAGGTCTAACCGAAGACGAGATTGCAGAAAACGAACGTCTATGGGCAGAAGAACAAGGCGAAGGCAGTCCAAATGCCACTGACAGTGCTGGCGAATTACGTAGTGCAGGCTTGTCTGCCGGCGGCATTGCTGGAGATGTTGAAGGTGCAGGCGATTTAAGTGCTCCAGAAGGAATGGAAAATCCGTTAGCACCTCCTCCGGGTATGGAAGCAACAGGCGCTATGCCTGGGGCACCAGGAACACCGCCACCGGCATAAATACAAGATGATTCTTAGAGAACTATTTTACATTGACCCTTCATCACGTAATGTCAACAACGACATGCGTTATAATCCTATGAACGATCAATCTGTTATGCGAAAGTCTGACACACGCAAGACTAGATTATCTCTATCACAAATTAACGAACTTCGCAAAGGTAGCGAAGCACATATACTAGAACAAGAAAACGAATTAACATTTGTTAACAAAATGTATGCTAAACCACCGGCACCAGCACCAGCATAAGTAGTTTAGTATAAAACGGCTTAATTTTGCACTATATCAGCATGTATTTTGCTGATACGTGTAAATATCATACAGCCTTGTAATCATATTCACAGGAGACAAACATGACTGATCGTACACAATTCGAGCAAATGCTCGAGGCTTTGATTAATGAAGATAAATCAACAGCCCAAGAAATATTCCATAACATCGTAGTAGCAAAATCTCGCGAAATCTATGAAGAATTATTAGAAAGCGATTTTGGTAAAGATGATGACAAACAAGAAGATGAATCAGCAGATGATTCAGCAGATGATTCAGCAGATGATTCAGCAGAAGGCGATGACTTCAGCGCAGACGATGCAACTGATGACATGATCGGTGACGTTGATGCAGACAGCGAAGAAGATTCAGCAGAACCAGAAGGTGACGTTGAAGATCGCGTACAAGATTTAGAAGATGCTTTAGAAGATCTAAAAGCAGAATTCGAACAGCTAATGGCTGGCGAAGAAGGCGGCGAAATGCCAGCAGACGACATCGGCATGGACGACATGGGCGACGAAGAAATGCCAGCAGACGACATGGGCGGCGATGAGTTTGGCGCAGAAGATCCAAGCATTGAAGACGAAAGCATGGGAATGGACGCAGGCGGTCAAACATTGAACGTTAAGCACACATTTGCAGAAGATGACGAACAATTGATTCGTGAGTACATTGAAAAAGTTGGAACAAACTGGGAAAGCTATAATGCAGGTGAAGGCGGCCATGTAGGCGCACAAGCTGGTAGCGTAACTGGTTCAACAAACACCAAGTCAATTGTTGCAGGTAAGAACGATATGGGTGGCACTTCTAAGAACATGACCCAAGGCGGCGTAGAAGTTAAAGCTGATATTGGCGCTCGTTCAACAGTTCAAGGCAATGGCGTAATGAAACCAAACGTAGTTCCTAACCCAGATGCTAAAGGTAACATTAATGTTCCAGGCGGCAAAGCTGGTAAGACTGGTTTCAAAACACAAGTTAAAGGTGGTGGTATCGACCGTCAATCAGGTTTTAACAAACCAGGTGGCATGGCAGGTGCTGGCACAGGCGAGATGGGCGGACAACGCGGTGAGCAATTGACCAAAAGTCCACTTAACGCACGTAAGTAATTAAAAAGAGACTATACTAAAGTATGTCACTATACCTCCGAGAGAATCTCAGTTTCAACGAAGCAAAAATGGTCGTTGAGTCTGATGACAAAGATGGGAAAAGTTTATACATGTCCGGGATTTGTATCCAGGGCGGTATAAAAAACGCCAACCAGCGTGTTTACCCAGTGCAAGAGATTGGCAAGGCTGTCAAAACCCTTAACGATCAGATTCAAAACGGCTATTCAGTTCTCGGAGAAGTGGATCATCCAGATGATCTAAAAATAAATTTGGACCGCGTAAGTCACATGATAACAAATATGTGGATGGACGGCCCAAATGGTTACGGCAAACTTAAAATTTTGCCAACTCCTATGGGGCAACTAATTCGCACAATGCTGGAAAGCGGAGTGAAATTAGGTGTCTCCAGCAGGGGGTCCGGTAACGTCAAGAGTGACGGGTCCGGTGAAGTATCAGATTTTGAGATCATCACAGTAGATATGGTGGCTCAACCTAGTGCTCCAGGAGCATACCCTACACCAATTTATGAACACCTTATGAATAATAAGGGCGGATTAAGTGCCTTACGCATAGCGCAAGAGGTGAAAGGTGATCCTAAAGCACAGAAATATCTCAAAGAGAGCTTATTGTCAATAATAAGCAAACTCCAATAAAAGGAGAATCACATGTTGGAAGCACTTAAATCTTTATTTGAAAACAACGTGATTTCTGAAGAGATCCAAGCTGAACTTGAAAAGGCTTTCGAGACTCGTTTATCCGAGTCACGTCAAGTACTAACTCAAGAACTACGCGAAGAATTTTCACAAAAATACGAACATGACAAACAAGTTATGATTGACGCGGTCGATACAATGATCAGCGAACAATTAGCACAAGAGATTGTCGAATTTACAGAAGATCGTAATCAACTAGCTGAAATGAAAGCAAAATATGCTGTCAAGATGAAGAAAGATGCAGAGACAATGAAGGAATTCGTTACTCGTCAACTAGCTTCTGAAGTTTTAGAGTTGCATGAAGATCAAAAAGTAATGGCAAGCAAGTTTGGAATGTTGGAAAGTTTCGTAGTAGAAGCATTGGCCCAAGAAATTACAGAGTTTTACAAAGACAAGCAAGACCTTGCTGAGACCAAGGTACGTTTAGTCCGTGAAGGACGTCAACAACTTGCACAAGTAAAAGAGAAATTTGTCCAACGTGCGGCAAAGATGGTTGATTCACTAGTAACAGAAAGTTTAACAACTGAACTTACTAGCTTGAAAGAAGACATCGAGTCAGCACGTAAATCAGATTTTGGTCGTAAGATGTTTGAAGCTTTTGCTTCAGAATATCAGACTAGTTACTTAAATGAGAAATCAGAAACTGCGAAATTGCTCAAAGTCATAGACTTGAAAACAGCTGAACTTACAGAAGCGCAAGCACATGTTATTTTAGCACAAAAGGTAATAGAAAGCAAGAAAGCAGAAACAACACGTTTAGGCGAAAGCATTGAACGTCAAAAGATCATGAACGAATTACTTGCACCACTTAACGGTGAGCAAAAAGTAATTATGAGTGAATTAATGGAGAGCGTGAAAACAGCAAAACTAGTTGATAGTTTTGACAAGTATCTACCTACTGTTATAGCAGGTAATGCTCCACAAAAACAAAAACAGGCACTAACTGAGGCAAAAGAAATCACAGGAAACAAAGTTTCCAACACCAATCGTAGCAGTGAGAGCGAAAACAATAACATTATTGATATCCGCCGTCTTGCTGGACTAAAAATTTAAGGAGAATTTAAATGTCAGAACTACTAAACGGACGTTGGGCAGAAACTAAGGAAGCACTTTTAGAAGGCCTAAACGGCACTAAAAAATCAGTAATGTCGGTTA